ACCATATACAACAATCAAAGAAGGTGCATTGATTCCCAGTACAGCAATCATGTTTGCAACTGATGTTGCAGAAGACATGATTGAATATTATGGTCGTTGGGTTGACCCAAATCTTGTTGTAGAACAAGATGCAGTTACTGAAGTGACTAAGTAATTTTAATAAATATTTGCGTGTTTAAAGGCAAATATAAAAAGAAATTATCTGATGGTTCTTTGGCTACGTATTCCACAAATGATGTTGTTATGTTTCATGGAAAATTATACGCAGCCAAAGAACCTATTTCTTTGTCCCCATTAGAAAACACAAATTCATGGGCTTTTGTTGGATCGACTGAAATTTTTAATTCAGATAACCCACCGTTAAACCCAGAGATTGGACAAATATGGGTCAAGGATGGCACACACTATTCTTATTACTATGATGGTAATAATTATGCTTGGGTTGCTATTTAATTTACTAAAACTATAAGTTCTAAAATAGAAGTAGTTTCTCGTTCTAATTTAAGAAATATATTTGTATTCAATCTAGTTTCTGTACCGGCAAATACAAAGGAAGCACCTTCAAATCCAGGTGTACCAAGTAAATACGACAACCCAGTTAATGGAATTGAACAACTTCTGTCTGCAAAGGCACTTATAAGTGTTCCATAATTTCTAGAATCTGACAAATCAATTTTGAAATTGATATCACGAACAAATGATCCGGCTGTAATTGTTAATGTATTTGTCACGATTTCATCAACATAAATTTCATTTATAGTTGTGTTAGATAACAGTAACGGTATTTGGAAATCTGTTGAGGCAACAAAATCAGTTACAACCGAGTTTCTATAAGTTAAGTGATATATTTTTAACAATTCTAAAGATATAGGTGTTGTTATTGGTGTATTGGTTGATAAAGTTAAACTTTTTAAAGTTGTATTTTGGTACCAGGATTTTGAAATATCATAAGGTGCAGTAGTTAGATATCTCAATTCAAATTGTTTTTTGTTTTGATACTCGATAAATCTAGTAAATACACCGGGGTCAACGTAGTTATATCGAACTACACCATTAATAGTTTCGTCGTAGTTTAGTGCTTCAATGCTCGGAATACCTCGCATATAAGTAGATAATAAACTATTTTGAAAGTATAGATTTTCATTGGTGATAGTGGATGACTGTGAAAGTAATACAACTTCCGATCCATCATTCAATACAGTAAAGTTTTTAACCGGAATACGTCCAGTATTTAAAGTACTCTTCTCAACTTCTACGTATTCTTCATAACCAAAATCACTACCATATAACCCAAGATACTTAAGGTTTAATGGATCATTGTTTGGTAACTTAGACACCAGAATATTTGCTGTAGAACCATTGATTGTTGTAAACTGAATTGCATCTGTAAATAAGTTTGCATCATATATGCCACTAGCTAAACCAGATGTTCCAGTTAAACCAGAAAAATATAAAAACTCATTATATGCTCCGGTTTTTCCCTGTAATGTAAATTGCCCGGACCAAGTTGTCCTGGCACCTGTATCGATGTTTACGTAAACACCTGAAGTAAACGCACAGGTATTACCAACAGACATAGTATCAAAAAAGATTTTTAAGAATTTTAAATCGTTTGAATTTTTACTGTGAGAATAATTAAAGAAATAACTATTTCCCGAAGCCAAAACATTTGGAGTCGAGTTAATTATGCCTTTAGTTAAACATGGATTTGCTGTTGCCCCAACAAATTCCAAAGTAAAGGATTGTGTTGATTTTACTACTGTTAGTGGGACAGCCATATTTAACTAGCCATGTATGAAATTATTTGTGTGGATGACTTAGCGCGAATATAAATTTTATTCAGATTAATTACATCTAAGAAAACATTCTGACCAGGATCAAGTTCATATCCTATACTTGCAACACCATCAGCATTAATGTAGATCAAATCTGTGTTTGCAGACGATGCTTTCAGGTTTACACCACTTCCAGAAGTATAACCAGAAGCCAACAACCAAGTAACTCCAGTTGTAGCAGTTACCCTACCTGCAGTAAATACTGCTGGTCTGGCTGCACCAGCTGCAATCAATGCTGCATTCAGGGTAGTCATCAACCCATAGATGGCAGTCATTCCAGTTAGAATATTTGTATCATTGATACCAGCGGTACCAGTTACTGTAACATTTTGTGAAACACCACCAGAAAGACCTTCAATTCTCAGAGCAGAAGTAGACCCATAATTTTGTACGTAAATGACCGGGTTAATACTAGCAGTAATATTAATATCTTGAATATAAACTTTAAGAGCGTCGCCAGATACACCAATGGCTGTGTTACCTACAGTAACAAGAGCGGATCGAATAAAGGGGTTACCATCGTAACCATATACCTTGATGCTGGAGTTTGTATACGTGAGAGGAATGCCCCCAGTGATCGCTATAGGAGCTCCGCTGACCCCAAGGATACTTACGGTGCCTTGAACAGTTACAGGACCGCCTGCGCTGTTTCCCTGTACAATTATAGGAGTAGTAAAATTAACAATGTTTGCAGTAACGCCTGCTGATAGGATGACAGGTAGTGGGGTAGTACTACTGACAACTGTAGAACTGGCAGTATTACCATAGGCCATTTTAAAGACCTGGAAATGACTACCTCCTACTTCATTGGTAGCAAGAGAGGCGGTAAGTCCTGATGCAATATTTACTGTAATATTATTTGCCATTGATACTCCGAATCACATATATTTAGGGTATTATAAGTATTGATATTTTTTTTAAATTCTGGTATAATATCCACATGTATCTAGACGAAAATATAAAATTAACATTTTCAAGTAAAGTACTTGAAAGAGTACAAAAAACAAAATTATCATATATGGATTGTGTGTTGGAATTGGCAGAAGAAATGAATATTGAACCAGGTGCTGCTGGAAAACTTTTAACAAAACCTTTAATTGAAAAAATTCAAGAAGAAGCAAAAGAATTGCATCTTATGAAAGCAGTTAAAGGAAAAAAGTTACCGGTTGATGGTTGACATTCACCCTAAATATGATAGAATAAACAAATCAAGGTAGGTCCTTGATAATTTTCATGGTCTGGGTAGTCCCCAGAGAAAGGTCACTATATGGGATCGTTTTCAGATTTTAAGAAGCGTAGTAAGAATTCTATCGAGGACTTGAGCAAGAAGTTGGTCAGCCTGAATAGCAAGGAAAGCTATAAGGATGATCGGTTTTGGAAGCCAGGACTTGATGCATCCAAGAATGGTTACGCTGTAATTCGTTTTCTTCCGTCCATTGAGACCGAAGAAGTTCCATTCATTAAACTATATACTCATGCTTTTAAAGGCAAGGGTGGCTGGTTTATTGAAAACTGCCGTACCACATTTGGCGAAAAGTGCCCAGTGTGCGAAGCCAATACCGAACTCTGGAACAGTGGATTAGAGGAGGACAAGGACATTGCACGATCACGTAAGCGTAAGCTTAATTATATCAGCAATATTTTGGTTATCAGCGATCCATCCAATTCAGAAAACGAAGGTAAGGTATTTCTCTTCAAGTATGGAACAAAGATCTTTGAGAAGGTTCAGGCACTTATGTCTCCTGAATTCAAGGATGAGACTCCCGTTGACCCCTTTAATTTCTGGGAAGGCGCAGACTTCAAACTCAAGATTCGTAATGTTGGTGGTTACGTAAACTACGACAGAAGTGAATTTTCAGCTCCAGCACCATTGTTTGGTGGGGATGACAAGAAGCTTGAGGTTCTGTGGAAGAAGCAGTATGCTCTTGCTGAGTTTGTGAATCCTACTGGCTTTAAATCATATGACGAAGTCAAGGAGCGATTCAAGAAGACTGTTGGGGATGATATCCGCGAACAGTTTGATGAGGCTAACGAAAAGACTGTTGAGGATGACTCAGTAGTAGAACAGATTCCATCGGAAGATACCGATACTCTGGACTACTTCAAGTCTCTAAAGAGTAAGCAAGACTAAAGAGAGCCCCCGAAAGGGGGCTCTTCTTATTTTACTCTATATGATGGTGTGCCAGAAATTTGATTAGCGGTCATAGTAAATAAAGACTGTGAGTTTTGAACAGTAATATGTTCACTGTCATAATCTTTTGGACCTTTATCTTTATTTGATTGGTTTACTGTGGTTGCAATATTTTCAAAGGCAGGCTGTAACATCTTTAATGTATCTCTTTGAAGTTTTTTTCCTGTCATTTGTTTAATTTTTTTATCCATTTCATCCAGCATAGCTTCATTATTTTTTATGTTATCTGCTGTTGACGATTTTGCATTTAATTTTTTTGTTTCTGCCTGTATCATCGGAGCTGTTGGTGCTTTTGGAATTAAAGCCTTTATTAACTCTACTCCCTTTGGTCTATTTTTATCAACTTTTAATTTTTCAATAGTTTCTGCTTGAGGCATTGCAGCCTGTGGAACTATTGCAGAGGGTTTAAAAGCAGCTGGTACTGTAGGGTTAAGTAATTTTGGTGAATTTAAAAGTACTGGAATAGTGTTAGTTGGTTGTGGTGTAGTAGGAAGTGTTGGTGTAGTTGGTGGTGCAGATAATTTAATTTTATCCATAGCACTTTCTTTACTATCTGTTCCCAACATTGCTTTTTTGTTTTTATCCATGTTATCTCATTAAATCAGAATTATATTGTTCTTGTTTGTTTTGATTTTCTTCTTCTAGATGGCTTTGTAACATATTTAAATATATTTCGTATTCCCAGGGATACATGTTTTCAATTTCAGATACCGACAGTCTCTGTGAATTTGTTAGTAAGAAGACCATTTTATAATAGTCAACCAAACTAAAATAATTCACACTTAGGTAAAAAAACGCAAAAAGCCCTCAACAACAATTATTTCTTCTCCATTAACAACATCGTAAGTTAATTTTGGTCCATCTTTTAAGAAGTTTTTTAAGAGTTTAATTTCACTTAAATAAATTTCATCTAAGATTGTAGTAATATCACTGGACTTGAATAAACTGATATCATGTCTTTTATTACCAATGGTTATTACTTTGATGATTTTAGTTAATAACTTATCATCATCAATTGATGATAATTCATAGTAATCACATACTTTTGGTTGTGCTACTGTTAAAGTAATATTTTTGTTAGTTGAAATATCTTTTGTCAAAACACCATTATTAAATTTAATATTGGATATGTTTAATTCAAAATTAACTGGAATTGGACCATCCAATGATAATTTAATATTTTCCTCTACGCTTTTAGCTCTTATCTGTAAGAATAAAAATTCTAAGTCAGCAAGATATAACTGTTCTGGATTTTTAATATTAGAGCAACTTTTTAAAATATTACAAATATTTTTTAATATGCTACCAACATGAGTTTCTTCTGAAATAATAGATATGGTTTTTTGATCTCTTATTTTGAAAGGGCTATAGAAGACATCAGTTCTACTTACAGGTAAAACTGTTTTGTATTCAGGTTGCGCAGTTTTAATATCATTTAAAATTGTATCAATGTCTGTCATGTTGTGGGGTCTGATTCTAAAGTAAGTTCGTATTTTCGGAAAGCAAAACGTACAGTTATTTTTAAATATTCATTTGTGTTTAATGAAGAAAATTGAATAGGAGCAATCTCTACAGGAAAAATTTCATAGAATCTATATGTTGCTATAGCTTTACCATTTAAATCAAGAACATCTAATGTCATTTGGCTATTTTTTACTGTAGTATCATAAAATCCAGTTACCCAAGTTTTTGCTCCCTCGCCTGTATTTTCACTATATAAGTTTTTCATCCATTTATCAAAAGCCTGTGGTAATTTATAATTACCAAAAACGGGAAATGTAACCAATACACCATCTTTATAGGATATACCTCTAGGCTGAGATCTCCCTAATCCTGGACCAGCCAAACCATCAGCTTGTGTATTCATTACAATATCTGGAAGTAATACTGTTTCAGCAATATATGTATTCGGTGCACCATCACTACCTGATGTACCAGTAAAAAATCCGGGTACACTATCACCAATAAATTTAATTAAAAATCTGTTTGCTCTTTGTAGACCACCAGAATCAGTAATTTTTTCTTTTAATGCTGATATTGAGATGTTGGTATTAGCCACAGAATATATCCTTTTCTGTTAAAATTTGAAATTGCATTTGGTGTTTTTGACAAAATTTTTCTGCTGCATTCCATTTTGCTTTATTAATTTCAAAAATTAACTTGTCTTTGCTTGATGCTGATTCTTTAAGGTGAACCTGTTTTAAGGGTTTTACCTCTACTATAATTGATTTGTTTATATTATTTTGTTCAACCTGAATTAAAAAATCAGGAATATATCTATGTACCTGTTTGTCAACTGGGTGTACATATGGAATTTCAATTTCTTCAAATGACCATTTTTTTATCTTTTCACTTTCATCAAAAAATTTACAAACTCTTCTTTCCCACAAAGATCTACATTTTATGGAGTTTTTATATCCTATGTATTTATTAGGGTTTTTAGGAGTAAATGTAGTTTTATATGCCATGGGCTAAAATATTTAGGTTATATTGCTGCTAAATAATTTTATATGTCAGCTCTTCAATATCCACTTTCACCTTATGCTGCTGAAATACCATTTTGGTGTGCTTTTAAGTGTGCTGAATATTCTGTTATAAATACAGAAAGAACCAGAGTTCACATCAACACCAATTATATACAGGCAATTTATTTACCGTTTACTGGTGAGCCTAAGATGACGATGGAGCATAAGTTTGTAGAAGGTACCAACCCAGTAGGTCCGGTTTTAAGTTTGGCTGGATTAAGAAATACAAGCGGTAGTGACGGAGATGCTACGTTTTTAGAGAGACTCTCTGCGCCAGCTGCAGCTTTTTATGAAACAACATTTACTACAGATACTTATAGAAGATTTAGCAATGTTACGGAAGCTTCTATGACTAGCGAAGCACGTAGAACTTTTACTTTTAAATATTTGTTTGTTCCAAAAAATGCAAATGAAGCAACCGCAGTTGATGCTATTGTTACAACTTTTCGAAATCTATCCTATCCTAAGATTGTTCCAGGTTTACCCGAAAGAACTATGCCACAAAATATTTGGAGTATATCTGCTTTCGGTAATGTTGCTGACACAGATAGTGATCCCAGTATAACTAATAGTTGGTTGGGTGATCCGTTACCATGTGTCTTACAACATATGGAAGTAGATAAAGGAGATCCCTCAGATCCAGTGTTAAAGATTTTACCTAACTCAAAATCTTTGATGACTTTATTAACTCTTACATTTTTAGAATTTGAAACAGGAACATATGCTCCAATTCGTGATCAATTATTATCAAAATCAGAAGTATCAGCTTTAGGAGCAGACGCAGAATGACATATTTTACAAATTTTCCTAAAATTAAATCAACTATAAACAATAAGTCTATAGGTATGATTGATATTTCTTTTGGTTTAGAATATGATCCCGAAGAATTTACTTTTTCTAGTACTCAAATGGGTACATTCAAAACTATTGGTAATTTGTCAGCCAATATTTATGCAAAAGATGCTAATAATTTTTGGGGTTTAATGTTTGCAAATGAACAGATAAACCCATGGACTTTTCTCAAAGAAACTCCTTCAGATTTTATTAATTCAAATAAAGATTATACAGCTTTTTATGCCAAATATAGTGGAACAAAATTAAACCCAAATGCTTATCCTGAATTACAACCAGATGATATCATTGTAGCTGGTAATGGTAATTATAATTCGGGAGCTACTGCAGCAGAAAGTATATTTAAAGATTATGATACATATTTTGATCTTTATGGAACCAATATAGTTGCAAAAGGATTTGGTGATACAAAAAAAGCACAAATTTCTAAAACAATTGGATCTACTGCTACTATTGATTTAACAAACCCTAATAATATTGTAGGCAACTATGATCTTGTTATTTTACGTAAAGGTTCTACTGGATATTATATTGCAAATTCACCTCCTGGTTTTGGTGTTGGCACTATAAGAAACTTAAAGTCATATCCATATCTTGAATCAGCGGCTTTCTTTTCGAAGAAGAATATAGCAAGTATAGTATCACCAACACCATTAATTGAGGTGGCTGATTCTATACAAACAGTAATAAGTGGTGATGCACCATCTGCACTAGCAGAAGAAGTATTGGCAGAACAATATATTCAAATTTCTACACAACAATCATATGCCAGCACATATCAGGCTACTTCTACTGTAAAATATTTAAATAATAGTGATCTTGGTACTATTCTTAAAAAGTTAATTTAAATTATGCAAAATCCTATTTCGACACCAATACAATCGATTATATTAAAATCAAATTTATCAACAGATGATTCTGATTTTGATATCGAATTGATGAAAAATAATAAATTTTGTCAATTTGAACGTATAGAGTTAGAAGAAAGTATTAATAATATTTTTCCTACTGGTGCTCTCATTATTAGAGATACTAGTGATATATTGACTTATATTGCAGAAAATGAAATTAAATCAATTATTGTCTCTATGGGTGATCTTGATGATACTACTTCTGAAAAATATGAATGGAGTATCACATCAATAACTTATGCCAATAATGCTGTATCTGAAATAGATCAAACTTTTGTAGTTATCTATTTTACAAATAAATTATTTCAAGAATCTCAAGGAAAATCATTTTATGATGAGATTGTTTATGGAACAGATTCTGAAGGTGAAGTAACAGCAACTCCTACTTCTTTATGGGATATATCATATCCATTTGTAACTACACCAGAACATATTATTAAAACATATGGATATCGATCAGTTTTTTCAAAGCCATTATTTAATAAAAGAGATTCTGATGGTAACGAAATAACATTAAAGGGATGTGGTATAAACAATAATATTAAAAATAACTTTGAACCTAAAAATGCTGTTTTGTTTAGACCTAAAATAGCAGATGCAACGAGACAAGAACAATACCAAACTAATATAATTTCATATTTAAATTATATTTTTACATATGCTGTAAGTTCTCCTCTTGGTAGCAATCAGTTAAAACCTTATTATATGTTTTGGACTGATTTTACAAACTGTTTAAATTATAAATTTTTTGATTTAAGAAGTGACCTAAAGACAGACTTATATAAATTTGATCTTGATCCGGCTGACCCTTATCACATACAACCCTATGGTGTTTATGATTCACCTGATGTTCAACGTCTTTTAAAAGATGTTGACGGTGAAGAGATTGAATGTAAAAAAATATATGTATTGGTAACAAATCCAGCTACCAGCATTATTAATAAAAATTATTATTATATTCGAGATTCACCATCATATATGGAAATTCCATCATTTGGTATTTCGGGTGCAACTACCAATCCTCTTAATCTAGTTGGTTCTTATTTAAGTGACTCGGGAACGGGTACTTTAACCACAGTTACCAAATATACTGAAAATGTTGCTGGTGGTGTTACATATAGTATGAGGACTATGGCAATAGAAGATGCTAATTTAACATATTTACCCGATGGAGGATTTTATGGATATGTAGCAGATTTTGCTCAAAGTAATACAAAAATTAATACAACTGATGCTGTTGCAGCATATGAATCTGTAAAAAGTCATATTGAAGCTACACCTCTTGGTTTACGTGATTCATTTCAACAACCAAGCCCACAGACACCTTTGTATCCATTTAACGATAATCCATATATGTGGCAGTTTGCATACGATCTAACTCGAACACATCCAAATTTGGTTAGAGCTGAAGATGGTGGTGTTGTATCCGTAAAAGAAATTGATTTTTACCAAGAATTATCAGACTTATTATATTCAGATGGTGGAGATGATATAACTCAAACAGTAATTACTATATTATTAGAATCTCTTAGTTTAAATAAAGTTCTTCAAGCCAAATATAAAGCAATGGGTGATAAAAATAATTATGATAATTATCGCCGAAAACAATTAGAACAAACTGAAAAAGAAAATTTTGTTGCCAATGTTTTATGTTGTATTGGTGAAGATCTTGCAGCAAAAGAAGATTGGTTCTTTGCTAAAATTACAGGATTTATTCCAGATAATAGAAAATTACGTGATGGTCCTGCTGTTGAAGGACCTTCTATAAAACTTGGTGCTGTTGCTGATGCTTGGTTATATTCTTGGAAAAAACTAGAACCTGGACCGCTTTTTGTTGGTCTTACTGCTGGTATAACAGCAGACGTAGAACGTTTTGCTTCATATCATAGTATGATGCATGGGTGGACAACAAGTCCATGTATAGGTT